TATTAAGTTTATTATTTCCTTTAGCATTATTTGCAGAAGAACAGACCACAGGAAATTTAATTACCAATGGTACATTTAACAATGGAACTACTGGTTGGACTTTATCAGGTAACGCACAAAGAATTGGAGATTGTTGTCCAGGTGGACATGACCTAGAGTTTGGAGATAGTGGCAGTATTGAGCAATCTTTTAATCTATCATCTGAAACAATAACACAACCCATGCTTAATAATGGCATTACTTTAAACTCTAGTGTTGAAGTACAGAATGGAGAATGTGCAGTATCAGGTTGTTGGGGTGGATCAGGTGGTGCTGATACCTTTACAATTAGACTACAAATTAAAGATTCAGATAGCAATGTACTAGCTACAACAACACAGGAGAGAACTAATGTTACAGGAATTAATGGCGAAGATTTCACAGATACTCTCTCGTATACAGGTAGTGGTTCTAACATTGGAAATATTTTTATTAGTGGGTCTGATGCTAATAGTCCTGCTACTCTTGGTGGCCCTAATGTAGATAACATATCGGTTACTATGACCTATGATGATGAGGTATTAACTGCCACACAAACAGCAATTATTGCCACAGCATTTGAAGAAATAGAAGAAGTTTTAGCTACTGAAATAGAAACAGTAGAGTTTGAACCATTACAAGAACTTGTCTTTGAGGTTTTTGAAGAACCTGAAATGATAGTTGAATTATTTGAGGAAATATATTTAGTTCCAACAGCAACAGAAGAAATCAATACTGGTATAGTAAATATCTTTTTTGAAGCTATTGAAACAGAAGAAATAGAAATAGCAGAACTTCCAACTATAGAGAATTTTGAAGAAACAGCTATTATAATTGCAGAAGAACCAAGTATATTTGAAGAAACAGTAGAATTAATTGAAGAAATGTTTGAGGAGATTCCTATTGAAGAAAATGTGGAAACTTCAACAACTGAGGGTTCAGTTGAGGAATCTTCCTTTCAAGAGGAGGTAGCAGATGATACGCAGACCGAGCAAGAAGTCGCAACAGTTGTCGAAGAAGAAGAAACTGTCGCAACTGGAAACGAAACGATTTCTGAAACAAGTGAAGGAAACGAAACAGCAGGAACAGATGATGGAACTCTATCAAGCGAAAGTGGAGAGGGATCTAATGAAGAATCTATCCAAGAAGTTTCAACAGGAGAAGAAGTCGTTACTGACAATAATCAAAGAGAAGTTTCAGCAAATATTTCTATAGATGTAGCAGATATTTCTGAGAAAGTTGCACAGAAAATAAAAGATGTGGATAAACAGCTACAAGCAACACAAATGATCGTAGCCAAAGTAATGCAAAATAATGATGCAATCAATACTTATTCACAAATAAATAACCAAATTTTTAATAATCAAGTAATTATTGATGGAGGTAATGTTGATGAATATATGCAAAGGACTTATCTCGATACTAGAGTGTTGTATGCAGAAAGTAGTATCGACTATAAAGACAGTTTACAACTTTATCAAGACAGGGTTGATGAAGCTGTTGCGAATAGAATAAGAGCAGAAGAACATTTAAGGAGGATTCGTGGATTTTAAAGATATAAAAACATGGGGAGTATTACTTTCTATTGTTGTAGCTATTGGTGGTGGATTTGCTAAATTTGGAGAAATCTCTAATCGTTTAGCTGTGCTTGAGAAAAAATCAGCACCTAACATCAAACCATTAGAACAAGATATAGCTATCAATAAAGCTGAGATTGCAGTTCTTAAATCTAAAGTAGATGAGATAAAAGCTAGATCAGATAATCCCCTTCAATGACTTATATAGAAGCATTATTAGTAACAGTAACTGTTGTTTTATTAATGCACTATAAACCTGAATTTTTTTCTTGGTTTTTTTATAGAATAAAAACTAAGTACCTAAGACCTGAGATTAGTATTCTCGAGTTATTAACAATCGGCTTAATTATTTATTTATTAATAAATTCTTAACCAGGAGTTCAAAGCTATGTGTACCAATGTAGCTTATACAAAAAGAGAGATGGAAATAATCCATGCTATCTATTCTATTGATCCAACAATAAGGATAAAAATAAAAGGAAAACTTGAAAACAGATACGATTATATGTATGGTGGTATAGAGTTTTTAAATAGTTTGCCTATTAACTGGAATCAGATATTAGACAGAATAGATGAGCAAAGAGAAGAAAGACATAATCAATCACCCTGAACATTATACGCAGGGAATAGAAACTATTGATTACATTCGTTCATGGAATATGGACTATGTTCGTGGGAACATTATAAAATATGTTACTCGCTTTCCATATAAGGGTACTGCTTTACAAGATTTAAAAAAAGCAAAGTGGTATCTTGAATATCTAATCAAGGAAGTAGAAAAGGATGACGATATTCAATAGTGGTGGGAATTATAGTAGAATTAAAGAAGAACAAAGAGATGAAGATGGCAGCATTTTACAATGCCCTAAATGTGGCTCAACTCATCTAATTAAAAGGGGGAGGGCAAGGAACACTCAAAGTCTACCACAGCGATATCAATGTCGTGATTGTGGAATTAGAACTGTTCACCCTAAAAAATCAATGAAGGATAAAAATTATAAAGTAGAAAATCCTTTTTCTGATGAAGAAATATCAACAGAAGAATTAGTTAAATTAAGATTAGAAAGTTTTGAAAGAAAAGAAAAACGAGAAAAGAACGAAGAATTTTTAAATGTAACTGTTAGAGATGATAAACCTATCGGACTTTATATTATGGGTGATCCTCATATAGATGATGATGGTTGTGATATGCCAAGTGTTATTAAACATTTAGATATAACAAATAAAACTGATGGAATGTATGCTTGTAATGTAGGTGATTTACAAAATAATTGGGCAAGAAGAACTAAACTTGCAGGATTATGGGCAGAACAATCGACCACAGCAGAACAGGCATGGCAATTAACAGAATGGCTTATTAAATATACCGATTGGTTATTTATAGTTGCAGGAAACCATGATGTATGGTCAGGTGATGGCGATCCTATTAGATGGATATGTAGACCATTAAAGACTACATACGCACAACATAACATAAGGGTAAAATTAAAATTACCCAAACACCATGTTAGAGTAAATTGTTCTCATAATTTTAGAGGTAATTCAATCTACAATACAGCACATGGCATTGTCAGACACGCAATATTTAACGCAAGAGACCATCTACTTATGGCAGGACATACTCATGTTAGTGGTTATATGCCTGTTAAAGATGCTAATTCAAATATAACCATGCACTGTGTTCAAGTAGGAAGTTATAAAAAATATGACAACTATGCTAAGATGTTAAATTTACCCAATAAAATGATGTCGCCTTGTGCAGTAGCAGTATTCAATACAAGATTACCTGACACACACCCTGATTTTATTAAGATATTTTGGGAAGTCGAAGAGGGTGCTGACTACTTAAAATTTATAAGAAAGAAAAAATGATTCCATTCCCTAATAAAAAATATAATTTAATAGTTATAGATCCCCCCTGGAATGTAAAAAAAATAAAAAGAAAAGTTCGTCCAAATCAAATTGAAATGGACTATCCAACCATGAGTTTAGATGAAATAAAAAATCTTAATGTTAAATCATTAGCAAAAGATGAGTGTTGGATATTTCTTTGGACAACACAAAATTATTTATTCAAAACAAAAGATGTTTTAGAACATTGGGGATTTAAATATCTTCACACTTCTGTTTGGGAAAAAACATATGGAATATCAAATGGTATGCCTTTATTTGGGTTTAGGTATAATTGTGAGTTTATCCTTGTTGGGTATAATAAAGTAAAACCTAGTTTATGGATAAAAGGAAAACCATTAATACCACTATGCTTTCAAGCAGAAAACATAAAACATTCTAAAAAACCTGATAAATTTTATAAGATGATAGAGCCATTGGGTGATAAAAGAATAGATATTTTTGCAAGGAACGCTAGAGATGGTTGGGATAGTTGGGGTAATGAGCTATGACCAATACAAAACATCTAATACATAGAACATTAGATATAGGAAGTGGACTTATTCTTGCTGTAATTATTCAAATATTAGTATTTCCTTTGTATGATATACATATAAATATATGGGAGATGTTTCATCTATCTTTGATATTTATGGTGGTGAGTATTGCACGAAGTTATTTATGGAGTAAATATATTTTTAAATACAAATGAAAGCAAAATTAGTTTTAGTACATTGGGAAGATGCAATAACCCCTACAGATGGTTGGACAGATATTACAGAACTCAAATCAGAACTAGCTGATTGTGTTTCAGTTGGATTTCTTGTTGAAGAAAATGACAAAACAATTACTATTGTCTCTCATGTATCAGGTGATGAAGATGGCACAGATATAGATGGTAGTTTGGTATTAGATAAAACATGGATTAAAGAAAGACAAGACTTGGCTATCTCATTTTCTCCTGATAAAGATATAGCAGAATTAGTAGGTAAATGGATTAATGGTAGTCTAGTTGTTGATAAAGCCAAAGATAAATTAAAAAGAGATAAATCAATCACAGATGTATAAGTTTTAAAAAAGCCAATTCAATCTAGCAAAGAGAAAATTATGCCAAAAAAAATAGACAAAGAAAAAGAACAGAAATTTGTAGAATATTACTGCGAGGGTGATACTCAGGGCAATGCTACCCAATCTTGTATTAAAGCTGGTTGGGATAAAGATAAAAGTCCAAGACAAATGGGAGCTTATCTAAAGAAAAAATATGCAGTAGAGATCAGGGAAAAAAATGAGGAGAGAATATCCTCTACATCTGGTATGGCAATATCAGTTCTACAAGACCTACTTCATTCAGAACAAGATAGTGTCAGACTTAATACTGCCAAACTTATTTTAGAATTAGGAAATTTCTCATCACAAACCATTAATCTTAATGTAGATAAGATGTCAGCTAAGACAGATGATGAGTTAATATCTGAATTACAGACATTAATTAAGACTATTCCCAACCTTGATCCTAAATTACAGGGTTTAAAGGAGTTAGATGAGGAAGAAAATAAGCAAATTAATTCTAATGAGCTAGAAGATAGTAAAAATAGAATTATAAATTAGGGGGTATGTTACCCCTACCAACACCTATAAAAATGGATTTTTGGGGTATCTGAGGGCTTTGTTTTTTTAAAAAATGTTCTTATTTTCCTGTTTTTCTAGTTTTTTAATGTTTTTTGCCATTCGATCATAAACTGCTTCATAATCACACCCAGCTAAAGAACAAACAAATTTAAAATGATCGCTTGGCTCTTTAAACCACACTCTCGCTTCATCTATTTCAGACAATAACTTTAAATAAGGTGCTTTATTTGTTAATCTTCTGATCTTGCCTTTTTTATATTTATATCCTCTTACCCCATATCTAGCAAAATTATAGCGATTTCTGTTTCCTAGTGCTTCCTCACAAGCCAGACATAGAACAGATTGCCACAATTTTGTTTGTGGACTTATCTCTTTTGTTTTTTTAATAATTTTTATTGGATCTTTTTGATTCATTTATCACTTATTAATGACTTTCACTATAATTCAATATCTCCTTTATAAGTAAAGGTGGAACTGCTCCTCTTAACATTGCATTTTTAATTCCCTGTGTTCCTGTCTTAGATCCTCTAGGTGCAGGTTCATGGCAAGACATTCCATTCTTACAACTTTTAGCAACCATTTGCCAATTAGAATTGTTTGACCAAATATCTGTTGGTTTCATATTTGTAAAGCCATACTGACAGTAAGTTACTGTAGTGTATGGATAAGGTATAAGGTTCATTTTTCTCAACATGGCTCTAGGATTTTCAATATAAAAGTATTTAGGATTTAGTTCTTTTATAATCTCGACTGTTTTTTTAACAATTTCCATCGCATGATAAGTTTCTTCATTTTTAGGTGTAAATGGCCCATTTTTTTTACCTTCCCAATTACGACCAAGAGCAGCTACACTAAATTTCTGACAAGGTGGACTCGCCCATATAATATCTGGCTTATAATCTCCTAGCATAGATACAT